GAAATCACGGCCAGCACGAACGGGAGCGTCTCCGTGAAGCTGGCCAAGCTGGCCGCGAAGAATAACGCGGACGTTATCAGCGCGACCGGCGCGGCGCAGTCGGCGGTAATCACCGGCTACGGCACCAGCTTCAAGGCCGGGGTCGAGGCAGCCGCCGAGGCTTACTCGAAGGTGAAGTGACCCGGAGTTTTCACACCAAGGAAACGAAGGAAACGAAGAACCAAAATGGACGCGACCAAATTTAGCCTGGCAGATGCGCGGCGCTGTTGCGAAGCGAGCGCGGACGCTTACACCGGTTCGACCATCGATACCGAGCTGGCGCATTGCCTGGTTCAGCACCGTGGGGATGTAATGATCATCGCGTTTCGAGGGACCGCTTCGATTCGCGATGTGCTGACCGACGCGGAATGCATCCGTGAACAGATCGGCTCTGACGGGGAAGTGCATCGGGGGTTCCTGGATGCGAGCATCGGAATCGGCAGTCGGCTGATTCCGCAAATCGTCCCTGGGAGCTCTCCTGTGATTGTGACGGGCCACTCCCTGGGAGGAGCGCTAGCGCAGCTCTTTGCTATGCGGATGGCGCGGGCCGGGCTGCCCGTCAGCGCGGTATATACGTTTGGTGGCCCGCGTGTCGGCAATGCCGCATGGGCGGCTAACTACGACTCGCTGCTGGGTTACCGGACCTTCCGCATCGTGAATGAGGAAGACATCGTCCCCAGGGTGCCCGGCTATCTGATGGGCTATAGGCACGTCGGCAGCGAGGTGTTCTTCGATTCGGCTGGAGGCATGCGCCTCAACCCGCCGCTGTGGGTTAAGGTGCTCTCCGACATCTGGGGCACTTACCGCGATTGGAAGGTGGGGAAGATTGCCCAGCTCGCTGATCACTATGTTTCTATTTACGAGGACAGGCTAAAGACGCGTGTCCCCCCTATCGATTTCCGTCCGCAGTTTTGACCATGACCCGAACCCGTCCAATCAATAACCGCACCCACAGCGCCCTGCGCTTTGGGGAGCTCATCATCACGCCAGTATGATCCTATTCGCAGACCTAACCCCAACGCCCGCCGCCGTTCACGACAACATGTCGTTTTGGTATGTCGTCATAACGATGGGAGCGAATATCGCCATCATCGTGGCGCTGTTCCTGAAGCCGAAAGGGAACCCTCAGCCGTTCGATATCCGCTTTGCTGCTGAATATGCCACCAAGGCCGAGCTGGAGAAGCATGCCGAGCAGGACCAGCGCGAGCATGAAAACCTGTTTAAGAAGATTGGCGGGGTGGAGCGCGGCTCGGTGGACAGGACGGACGATTTCGTCAAGGAGCTGCGGACCTCTCTGGATTCCAAGCTCGGCGAAATGCTGAAAGAGGACAGGGTGGGCCGGGAAAAGCTACACGACCGCATCAACCAAATCTTAAGCGGACTCAACCGCCTGGAAGGCGAATTCAACGCCTGGAAAGACAACCAATCATGAACGAACGGGAACAAGCCATCACTCGGGCGCTGCTCAACGCCCTGGACCAACTCGACGGTGGGCTCTCCACCGAGCCGATGCTCCAGGGAGCTATGCAGCGGGAAATCGTCAACGCAGGCGAAGTGCGGCCAACGTTGATGGAGTTTGAGAAGGCGTTGCACGCCTGCGACACCAGCGGCTGGATCGTGGGAACGCCATCCCATGTGACCAAGGTTATGAAGTGGGGCATCACCGACGAAGGCAGGGTCGCGCTCCGCGAACTGAAGTAGGACTCACACAATGCAACCATTCTACGAGATGTTCACCGATCACTGCGAGCTGCTGCCGACGCTGACCGTCGGCGCAATCAAGTGTTCGGAGTGCGACGAGGATCACGGCTGGTCCATCTCGGTGGCGTGGTTGTTCCGGGCTGCAGGCATCGGCTTTGTCTCTCACGGCGAATGAAAACCAACGGCCAACCCAAGATTCGTGGCGGCTCCGCAGCCGAGCTAACCAGGCTCAAGGCGCTATCACCGGACGCCCGGGAAGAGATCTGGAGCTGGCGCAGTGAGCTGAACTCCGAGAAGGCAACGCTCACGAACGCTGAAATCCGCGGCCGCATCCAGGAAAGGTTTAGTATCCGCCTGAATCACGACGGCCAGCTCTCCACCTTCTGGCAATGGCAGTATCGCCAGATGCAGTATGATCGCCTGGGCGAGCTGGCCAGCGAGGATGAAGAGCAGCTCGCGCAGAAGTTCCCCAACGCGGACCGCGATAAGATTCGCGAGAAAACCATCTTGCGGATGTACGCGTTGGCGGACCTGGAGGAAGATCCGCAGTTCGCCCTCAAGGTCGTTAACACCGACCTGAAGGACAACGTCGTCAGCATTGACCGCCGCAAGGTCGTGGTCCTGGAGCGGAAGGCGGCGCAGGCTGACCAAGCCAAGGGTATCCTGGAGGACAAGGAGCTCACGATTGAGGCCCGCACGGCGCGGATGAAAGAGGTGTTTGGAATCGCGTAATATGGCTTCCCCAAAGAAACAGGCACTTGAGAAGTTGCGAGCCGATGTGGAGCAGGCCAGGAAGACGGCCGGCTGCGGACTGCGCGACGTGCCAATGGAGGAGCTTGAGCGACGTGTGGCCGGGCATAAGCTTGGCGCCAACGTCAACGGTTGGGTCAATCCTTACCCGAAAGACGATCCTCGCAGCTTGCTGCTGGAATACCAGTTCGCCTACAGGGAAGATGCGAGCCGGTTCAAGATCGGTTTGATGAGCCGCCAGACCGGCAAGGATTTCTCCAGTGAGAGTGAGGTGGCGGAAGACTGCAATGCCCACAAGACCGAATGGATGATTGCCGCGCCGTCCGAGCGTCAGGCGCTGGATAGCCTGGACCAGGGAAAGACCTGGGCAGAGGCGTTCGACCTGGTCGTCGATGATTACCAGGAGCAACGGGTGGGCAACAGTGAGACCCTACTGAAGAGTGCTGAGATCATCTTCACCAATGGCAGCCGGATGAGAGCGGTTCCGGGCAAGCCCGACACGGTGCGCGGACGTAGCGCCAATCTACTGTTGACGGAGTTCGACTTTTTTGACAACGCCGCCGCTACTTGGCGGGCCATCCTTCCCAGCATCACAAACCCTTTGCGCGGTGGCCAAAAGAAGGTGCGCCTCATCACCACTCCCAACGGGACTGGTAGCGCGGCGCATAAGATCTGGAAGGATGGCGACGGCAAGAAGATGAAATGGAGCCGCCACCTGGTCACCATCTATCACGCCGTGCTGATGGGTCTCCCGGTGGACATCGAGGAGCTGCGCGAGGCGTTCGCAGATCCGGATGGCTGGGCTCAGGAGTTCTGCTGTCAGTTTTTGGATACCGCCTCCGTGCTGCTGCCGTATGAGCTGATTGCTGCATGCGAGAGCATTGAGGCGAGCGAGGTGGTTCCTCCCGAGTATTGGAACGCGGGCAAGAATCAGTTCCCGATTGATATCGGAATCGACTTCGGTCGCAAGCGGGACTTTACCTGCAGTTGGTCGGCTGAAAAGGTAGCCGACATGCAGATCACTAAAGAGGTGCTCTGCCTGGAGAAGATGTCCACACCAGACCAGATCGACATCCTCCGCCCCAGAATCTTGAAAGCTCGCCGGGTCGCCCTGGATTACACCGGCCCGGGCATTGGCATGGGCGATTACCTGGTCAAGGAGTTCGGGGAATACAACCCGGACAAACACCTCTATGGCAAGGTTGAGCTAATCACCATGAGCAACGTCACGAAGGTGGACCTATATACTAAGCTGCGGATGTCCTTTGAGAAGCGCCAGCAGCGTATCCCCATCAACGCGGCCATCCGGGAGGACTTGCATTCGGTTTATCGGGTGGTCACGCCGAGCGGCAATGTGACCTACCGCGCCCCTCACACATCAGATGGCCATGCTGACCGCATGAATGCCAACGCGCTTTGCTGTCACGCAGGCAGCGGAACCATTTCAATCTTCTCCAGTTCCCTGATATGACCATTCCCCGCCATATTCCGCCCCGTAAAACTTCGCACCAGGAGCCTCACAGGCGTTTTGGAGGGTCTCTCCATAGCCGGAATGCCCGCCGACGCCGTAAAAACGAATTTAACGGGGTATTAACTAGTGTTAAATCCGAGAGCTCATCCCCCGTTTTGGCAAAAAACCGGGCTATCGAGTTCCCGTCCAGCACTTTAGGGGGTTCAACCTATTTCAAAGTGCTTGCGCACGGCCACCAAGCGGCGGGCCACCAGGCGGACGGCTCCATTTCAATTTCGGCAACCCGGCTCAGCTCTTCCTTTGGCCGGGCTTCAACCATCCCCCGGATCTGCGCCGACGATCCAACCGGGCAAGCCGTGAGTGCCCATTGTCCCGCTGGCTATTCTGACAACGACCATATAGCGGCCCGGAGCCAGGCCGGGTGCCATAACCACGGATCTGGTATCCCGTGCAGCCGTGGTGGCGGCTGCTCGGCAGCTTTCGCGTCAGGAGGTGCTCATGCCTAATATGTTTCAACGGTTCGGTGCAGCCTGGGAGACGTTCAAACGCTCGGCCACGGATGCGGCGGGATACTTCTTCGCGAACGGCATGGACCTGAACGGCAGCCCGGAGCAGCTCCGGGAGCCTTACAAGAAGTCCGCCTGGGTGCGGAGCGCCATCGACAAGATAGCCGGGCCGATTGCGGCCATCGCCGTCGATTTCTACCCGGCCGGTGGCGCTTACTCCGGTGCTAACCAGGAGAAGCGCCGTAAGGGTGGCACCTATAAAGTATATAGGCGAGGCGTGCGCGCCATTCAGCGCGACGCCGAAGAGGCGCTGGAGCTGCCCGCCATGTGCCGGTTCCTGCGCGAGCCGATGAAGGGGCTCGGCTATTCTGACTTTGTCGAGGCCACCATCGGCTGGCTGCGCATGTCTGGGGAATCGTTCTGGATTCTCCCTGGGGAAGCGACCATGGCGTTCCCGTCCGAGGTAGATCCGAAGGTGATCGTAGCGCGGCCGGACCGGATGCGTCATGTGGTCGATGGCGACGAGCTGCTCGGCTGGGAGTTTACGGACGGCCGAGGCAAGCGCATCAGCCTGTTGCCGGAACAGGTGATCCAGCTCAAGCAGTGGAACCCGTATGACAAGTGGCGCGGGCTCGGTCAGTTTGAAGCGGCGATTCTTGCGGCTGAGGCAGACTGGCTCGCTGGCCGGTTCGCTCGGAACCTGATGGCGAACAACGGCGACACGGGTCCGTATATCGTCGCCAAGAACGGCATCCCGAACGATGATCAGCGCAAGCAAATCATCGCGGACTTGCGGGCGAAGCGGGCAGCACAGCAGCGCGGCCGGTTCCAGCCAATATTTCTGACGGGAGACATCACCATTGAAGACCCGCAGATCCGAACGGTCGATGCGGCCTACGTGGCCGGGCGTATTGAGAATCGCCATGAGATCTACATCGCCCTGGGAGTTCCGCCAAGCATGGCGGACGTCAAGGCGGCTTACTCCATCGGCAGCGCCTCCGATTTCTACCAGCTCATCCTGAACACGTGCGTGCCTGCAGGTGACAAGTTCTGTGACGGGCTGGCTCGCCTGGCTGAACGGTTCGAGCGCCAGCCGGTCGAGGCGTTCCTGGACTGGGACGAACACCCGGTGCTACAGGAGGTCCGCAAGGAGCGCCTGCAGAGCGTCGATGTCCTGTGGGCAAAGGGCATGCCGGTCAATCTCATATCCGACTACCTGGGATTGTGCCTCCCGCGCTTCGCAGGGGATGACGTTGGCTACCTGCCGTTCTCGGTTTCGCCTGTGGGCGCCTCCGAAGTTGAGCCTGCCAGCACACCAGACCTGGCCGAGCCGGACGCTGTGGCCGAGGCAGCCAAGGCCTTGCGCCTGCTGAAGCATCCGGCGAAAGCGGCCGCTTCTAAAAGGGTGACGCACTGCTGCGGGTGTTCTTTGGATGACTCCGATCTGGAGCTGCGCGACCGCGACCCGAAAGAGGTGGCGCAGTGGAAGACGCTGGTTGCCCGGCGTCTGCCGTTCATCAAAGCGTATCGGACCGCGTTCGATAAGCTAATGATGGAAGCACGCCGTCAGATGCTGTCGAAGATGGGCCAGCACAAGGCGGTCGGCAAAGCGGCAGCCGCGGATTTCATGTTCGACATCGTGGACTTCAAACACAAGTTCGAGGTCGCCATCCGCGCCGTGGCCATGGATGCCGTGAAGGATGCCGGGAACCAGGCTTGGAAGGAATGTGGGAAGGATGACCCATGGAAGGTGCCGAGCCATGACACGCTGCAGTTCCTGGGGGATCGGACGAACAAGCTCAGCGATGTGCCGGATGAGGTGTTTGATCGCATCAAGTCCGCCATCGATGACGGCATCAAGTCCGGCGACCCGATGGACCAGATCGCGGACGCGGTTCGCGCCGAGTGTAACGCCATCTCGGACAAGCGCGGCAAGACCATCGCGCAGACGGAGACTTCCGCCTGCTACGGGTTTGGTCGGCACGCCGCAATGAAGGCGGCTGGGATTCAGTTCAAGAAGTGGCTGACCTCCGGCAACTCAAATGTGCGCGAGTCACACCGGCTCATGAACGGCACGGTGCAGGAACTCGAAACTCCTTTCGTCGTGGTTGACCCGAAGACGGGCGACTCCGACTCCATCATGCATCCTGGCGACGCGGACGGTGCTCCGTGGAACGTCATAAACTGTCACTGTGTCGAGGTGGCCAGCACCGCAGGGCCAGACTCAAACGACTGACCTATGAAAACACTCCGCCGAACCATTCATCCCGTTGCCCGCGTGCTGGACGCGGCCAAGGGTATTGTTGAATACGTCGCTAGCAATGAGACCATCGATTCCTACCGAGAGGTGATCCGCGTGAGCGGCTGGCGCTTCGATTTGTTCCGAAAGAATGCGCCGTTCGTGGACTCGCACAACTACGGCACGCTCGATTGCCTGCTGGGCAAGGTGCTCGATTTCAAGCTCGACCAGGTCGATGGCAAGCCCGCCCTGGTGGAGACCGTTCAATGGGCTATCGACGTGGCCGAGAACAAGCTCGCCCAGCTCGGCTTCAAGATGACGCAGGCGGGATACGCGAAGGCGGTCTCGGTTGGGTTCTGGCCGGTGAAGGCGGTAAGCAAGTGGGACCAAGACCCGGGCGCATACACACAGCAGCTCCTTGAACTCGGCCTGGCCCAGGCCAACGCGCCGCGTGTCATTTACCTGGAGCAACAGCAGGTCGAGCTTTCGGCCTGCATCCTGGGAGCGAACCCCGACGCCCTGGCCAAAGCCTACAGGGCCGACCTGCTGAAAGAGGAGGACATAGAGTTCCTCGCATCTGAGGGCCGCAAGAATTTGTTGTTGGAAGAACCTGAACTCGAAACTGCCGGTCCGGCTACTGTTCCCGCTGAAGCCGACCCGGCCCTGCAGCGGGCGAGCCTCAACCTTCTGGCGACAGTGATCGAAATATCAAACGGCCTGTAACGGCCGCAACCAAGAAAGACAAAACGCAGTTATGAGAAAGAGACTGATTCGACGGAATAAACAACTTGCCACCCTGGCCTGGATGGGCCTGGGGCTGGTAGCCATCCTCTTCGTGCCGCTGTTCGTGTGCGGTGCAATCGTGTTGCCCAAGGCGTCAGCCGGGCTGACGCTGGCGGCGGTGACGCCATTCCTGATTCTCCGCGACAAAGACGCGGGTGAAGGCGGCGGCGGTGGCGGGGCGATGGCCACTGCGCTGGAGCGCACGGCCACGGCGCTGACAACACTCGACACCAAGCTGAAAGCCATCGAAGGCAAGGTGGGAGAGCTGGAGAAGATCGACAGCAAGACGTTCAAAGACGACATCGCCGCGCTGAAGACGCAAGCGAATGAGGTCAAAGCTGCCATCGACGAGCTGAGAAAGCAGCGGTTCCACAAGGCTACCACCTTGCGGGCTATCGGCTCCGGCCGCACGCTCTCCGTGAGCGACGAATGCGCTCGCGAGCTGGCCGGGCACTTCATCTGCCACTGCGCTGCCAGCGGCAAGCTTGAGGCCCTGTCGAGCATCTCGGCCCAACGAGACTCGCTGCTCAGCGAAGCCAGGTCGGCGCTCAACATCACCGGCAAGACGGCGATATCGACGACTGACATCCCGATGCCGGTCGTCTATGGCGGGGAGATCCGCGAGCTCATCAGCCAGTTCGGTGTGGTGCGTCGCAAGATGTTCCCCTATCCGATTGGCATGGGCACGGCCCGGCCGGCGCGCATGGGCACCCGCCCGGCGTTCGGCAGCATCGCCATGAGCGCGACCTTCGATGAGAAGTCTCCGACCGTGACGTTCGCCTCGCTGGAATCGCACAAGATTGGCGGCCTGGTCCGACTGCCCAGGGAGATCGACGAGCAGAGCATCGTTCCCATGGGCCAGTTCCTGGCACGCTATGGCGCGGTGGAGTTCGCCCGGGCGGAAGACAACTGGGGCTTCCTCGCCGATGGCACTGCGACCTACGATTCCGTGGCTGGAATCGTTAAGACCGCCCGCACGAACAACAAGGTGCTGGCGCTAGCGGCCGGAAAGACCAAGCCGAGCGACGCCACGCTGGCGGACTTCCGCAAGCTGCGCACGATGGTCAACAAGGCTGCGCTCAATGGCCAGCTCTCCGCCTACTACCTCGACACGACCTGGGAAACCTACTTGCCGTCCTTCCGGACGCAGCAAGAGCCTTTGGTCTATCAGCGCCTGCCGGATGGCAGCGCCATCCTGGACGGCTACCCGATTGTCTGGACCGACGTGCTCACGCCTTACGGCACCGTGGCGGCGGCGGACAGCCCGATTGCCGTGTTCGGCGCGCTGAACTTCTGGTGGTTCGGCGAGCATGGCAGCCCACGCATCGACACGAGCGACCAGGTGTTCTTCTCGAACGACCAGCTCGCCACCCGGTTTATCGAAGAGATCGACTTCGACTATGCGGCCGTCGATTCCACGGCGGCGCTGTTGACCGCTCCGTAGCCAACGGATGACTGCTTGAAACCGCCCGGCCTGGGCAACCAGGCCGGGCTTACCAAAAACCAAAAACAGCAATAACACATGAGAAAAACCTTCACTTCAATTCTGGTTGCGGGCTTGGCGAGCATCGCCGCCGCGCAAACGCTGCCGGTCTTTGTCACCCTCAACAATGCTGGAACCTCCGCGAGCGCGGTGTTCTTTCAATCCGATCCGCAAAAGCAGATCCGGATCGTGGGGGCAATCGGTTCGAGCGACAAGGCCGCGAGCCTGCTGAGCTTTCGCGGCGGTGTCGCCGCTTACACCATTGGCTATTCAAACGCCTCTGGCACAACGGTAACGCTGACGAGCACGAACGGGCTTGTCCTGGGCAGCTATGTCATGGTGCAGCGCCAGAACGGATTGGTGACGAACTCGACCATCAGCGCAATCCCCAACAACACGAACGTAACGCTATCGACCACTACCGGCTTCTTTACGCTGCCGGGCGATGAGCTTTACGTCATGTCCAGCCCGGTCACGCTAGGCATCGGCGCAAACACCAACAAGGTCTATCAGGGCGACGCCATCTACGTGGGCACGCGTGGGCGGCCTGTCTGGTGCATCCTGGACGGGACGAGCTACAGCTCCCTTGATTCCATTTCGGCACGCTACGAATAGCCGACACTGGGAAGCCGGGGGCGGGCTGGTGGCCGCTCCCGGCAACACTTTCAACCTATGAACGCTGGACTGACAAACCTCACGACGCTGAAGAATCACCTGTTGCCTAAGACGATGGCGACGGATGATCGCTTCGACCAGGTCATCACCGATATCGGGCTCGGAGTGGCCGGGCTGTTCGATACCTTTTTGAACCGGGACCTGGTCTATAAGGAGGATGACGAAGTGATCTGCAGCGGCGACCGGCCGCACTTCTGTCTGTCGCGCTACCCTGTGGTCGCGATCAAGTCCATCGCGATGCGCTACTTCGATTCCAACCCGTGGCAGGATATCACTGGCCAGCCGATGCGAACCGATGCCCGGGCGGGCATGGTGCATTTCGGTGGCGTCCTGGGGACCGAGGCCCTGCAGGTGCGGATAGTTTGGACGGGCGGCTACTGGTATGACCAACTCGATCCAGACGATGAGGGATATCCTGGGGCCGCTCCGACCGGAGCTGCCGTGCTGCCAAACGAACTGCGCTCGGCGTTCCTCCTGCAGTGCCGGGCAGTATGGCAAGCCATCGACAAGCTCGGAGCGGATCTGACCTCGACTGGATCCTCCAGCCAGTTCGTGACCGGCTCCTTGTCCGGCCTGGACCTAAGCCCTGCGGTCAAGCAGGTGCTCAACGAATACATCCGCTACCAGCTCACGTAATATGGGTGCCGCAATGTCCATTAGGGTTTCCCCGGGTGCGCAAGTGATGATCAAGCGCTTCGGTGATGCTCCGTTTATCCTGGACACAATACGCCATGAGATGGACCAGCAGAACCATGCGACCATTGATCACATTTCCGAGCAGCGGATGCGCGGCAACGACGGCAAGCCGTTCGCTCCGGAGCTGCACATTTTGGGGGTTCGCTCATCAAGGCTTTTGAAATCGCTGCGAGCGTCTCCGGCGACGATGAGCGGGGCTCGTGTGACATCCGCCATCGGCACCAACGTCGTCTATGCCGGAATGCATGAGGAAGGCTTTGAGGGCGAAGTGACCGTGGCCCCGCACAAGCGGAAGAAGTTCACGACGCAGGTATTTTCAGCGGGCTACATGCGCCTAGGAAAACGCAAGACGGTGCGCCGTAAGGTGCGCGGCGCTGATATTTCGGTGGGCTCGCACAAGCGGCTGATGAAGATTCCGGCGCGAGCTCCAATTACCACCGGCATCGAGGAGCGACTTGATGCCATCGGCGACGCGGTCAGCGACGCCATCATCGCGGCAGGAACAAAGAACCTATGAGCACAACCACAGCACTGGATGTTATCAACCGCCTGCCGTTCGAGCTGGCTGAGCGACTGGAGTCCGATCCTTACTTCGCGGACATAGTTATCGTGGTGGCCGAGGAGGGAAACATCGCCGCGCAAATCGACCAGAAGCTGGCGGCGCTGACGCTGAAGGGTGGCAAGCGCGGCATGGCCGTGGTCGTGTTGCCGCTCGTGGGCGACGATGAATTTCCGAACGTCACCTTTTCCCCCATGACACTGCGGCCCGCGTTCATGGTGGCCGAGCTTCTGGAGCTGAACCGGGACAAGAAAGGCACCGGCAAGAGCGCCCGCCAGGTGGCGCGGCAGGTGGTCACGGTCATCAAGAGCTGCTGCCTGCTTGGGCTGACCACGGAGTTCGTTCCCGAAAAGCCGTGCATTGAGCCCGCCGATTTGGGCGAGAAATTCGCCGCAACATACAAGGCTTACCAAGTCAACTTCTATACCTACGAGGCCGATAATGAAGAGAATGAACAGGTGGCAACGCCGCAGTTCGCGGCTGCCGAATCCGACACGCCGAAACTGTCAATCACCTGCGCGACGGCCGACGCGGAAATCTGGTTCACGCTGGATGACTCCTACCCGCGCCCTGGGAACGTGAAGGCCGCTATCTATTCCGGGCCGATTGACATTCCCGACAGCGGCCTGCTCGTGCGTGCCGGAGCATACAAGACCGGATGCGTCGGAAGCCAAATAAACCGCAAGAATATCGGCGTCAATTTCACCAGTTAATCACCCCTTAACCACCCTTTAACGAAAGACAACCTATGAGTATAACCCGCAGTGCATTGACCCGTGGTCCAGCAGTTATCGCCTGGAACGGGATCACCCTTTACACCGAGAGCGATATTGTCGCACGGAACGCCCGAACTTGGGAGGAAGTCAGGTGCTCCATGTATGGACCGGTGGACAAGTTCTCAAAAGACCTGGTCATCAAAATCCCGGCGCGGCTTTGGGGAGCCTATGAGAACGTGGGCACTTTGTTCCCGAGCACGGTGCTCAACCCCACCATCGGGGCTCGCGTGTTCGGCGATTCCGATGTGCCGCTGGTCATCAACGGGCGAAACGGTGACCGTATAACCTATGCGAATGTCGCGTTGACCAAGCTCGCCGATCTGCGGCTTGGGGTGGATGAGAATATCTTCGCTGCCGACGTCGAGTTCACGGCTCTACTGGCCAACTCGACAGAGCCGGACGCGGATGGGGCATACTTCACGATGCTCGCGAGCCAAACTTTCACCGAAACCACTTTCGCAAAGACCAACTTCAAACGCGTCCGCTGCACCGCCGCCTGGGGGAGCAAGACGGGGTTCACCTCTTTCATCGGCAAGGAAGGGTTCAACATCACTTGGAATCTGGACCTGAAGCCGATGTCGGTGGATGGATACGGAACGGTGGATTACACCGTGGCCGGGATGACGGCGGGCTGCAGGTGCATCCCCATCGGGCCGACGCCGCTGCAGATCGAGGCGCAGAGCAAGCTCGGCGGAACCGGCACCGGAAACAGTATCGCGCACGGGGCTCTGCTCAGCGGCAACGCCGCCGATCTCACCATCACCGGCACCGGGCTATCTGTCGTGCTGAAGAACGCCGGGCTCACCGATAGCGGCTACGTGTTCGGTGTGGAGAAGCTCCGCAACGGCGAGCTGGCCTGGGAGACTACGAGGGGCTTTACGGCTGGCGTTCCGAATGCGGTCTCCACCATGAGCTAAGAGTTTCAACAGGAGGAAACAGAGAAACAAAACCTATGGAAAAACACATCCAACAGATCATCGCCTTGATTGAAGCGAATATCGCCATCAAGGAAAACCGCACACCGTTTCTGGACGTCAGCCTTGGCGGGCTGAGGACGGCGTTGGCTAACGCCAACGAGCACGTGGCCGAGCTGGAGCGCATTGCGGCGGCAACGGCGGCCGCAACTACGGCGACCGCAAGCGCAGCCACACCTGCGACCGAGGAGGTTTCGGCTCCGGATAAGGCGTGATCGCGTGAAAGCCGAATGGAAAAAAAGCGGGGCGACGATCGCCGTTACGCTGGGGGATGACTCCAGCAAGGCGGTCATCAACCTGGAGCAGATGGCTTCTGGCAGCTCGGAGCAGGTGACACCCCTGTTCCGGGCTGCCAACCCTTTGCGCCTCCCACGCGGCAATGCCACGGGCACCGTGGCATTCACCGTCGATAAATCGCATGCGACGGCAGCCGACGCTGCCACGAACTTCAAGGCGGAGATGGCGAGGCTGAATGAACAGGGCACCCTGGTGCTCACCATCGGGGCGACGACAATGACCTTTGCCAACGCAACGCTGACGGAGGTCACAGCGGCACGCACGGACGGCTGCCGCTGGGCAATACGATACTCGTTTGGAACCACAACTTTGACCTGATTGACCTAACTGACCTATGAAAACACTCATAACTCTCTTCACAATCCTCGCATGCTGCGGCTGCGCCAGCGGCAAGACGCAAGTCTTCTTTTCGCTGAAGCAGATGACCGGATCGGCCCTTGGTCGCCGCATCACGATACTGCCGGTGGCCGACCAGAACCCGCGCACGGACGGGACCAATATTTTCGCGCAGGTTGTCCCAATACAGATCGATCCAATCGGGGGCTGTGCAACCAACTGGCTTGAGCCTGGAGACTACACCGTCGCTATCGATGGGCTGACCGTAAAAAAGAAGCTGCAGGTGTTTCAGACGAACGTGCTAATGAATGCGGTCAAGCTGATGACCGACCTGCCGACTTATTCTTATACCACCCCGGGAACGGCGGTGGTAATAGCTGTAGCCACTAACCTGCTGGGGAACGGCCGTGACTCATGGACGGGCACTGCTGGAGCCGGGGCGGATGTGCTGCTGAGTTGCGGCGGGTTCGGGCATGGAGCGGATGCGGCTGGAGGGGCTGGGGGCACGGTAAAGATCGGCTGCGGAGGTGATGGCGATCTGAATGCCGGGACCGGAGGCACAGTGAGCCTGGCGCTGGCTGGGAACGGTGCCGCGTATGGACTCGGGACGGTGACGACAGGGAACCTCCAAGTGAAAGGCAGCCTGACAGTGGCCAATTGGGGCGCGATGTCCGCAATACCGAGCTTGACGGTAACGAGCTTTGCCTCCAGCAGCGGTTCGTTCGGGATGCTTGCATCCGCGACGAACGTGGTGACAAATGCCCTCGTGGTAGGAACCGATGCTGGAAGTGTGGCGCAAATGTATGGCGGTGTGAACTTCCAGAAGTATGCCATTTTTCAACAGTATGACGGTCAGCTTGTTTTTATAAACAGCGACGCGATGGGCAATATGGCCTGGAACGGCACGACCTTAGCGCTCTCTGGCAACGAAGGTGGCGATGGGAGTGATCCGAGCTGCGTGAGCGTGGGCTTCGTTTCCTTGCATCAGACCAATGGCGTGCGGTTTGACTACACAGCCACAGCGCCAGCCAATACCACTACCGTGAGAGGATGGATTGCGATAACGGCTGGTGGCGCGGTTTACAAAATGCCGCTCTACCAGTAAGAGCGGCCAGCAACTCTAGCGAGCTATGGGAGAGCGCAAATTCGAAATTGTCATCGAGGGCGACGCCGCGCCATTGGTCAGCGCGTTCGCCCAGGGCTCGCAGGCGGCGTCCAA